AATGGTTGCACCTTAGTTGTTGGTGGCATTCCATACAGGTGGGAAGAAGGTAAATGCGTAGTATTTGATGATACATACGAACACATAGCAGTTAACGAAACTAACGAGACCAGAGTTGTTTTGTTTATAGACTACATGAGGCCTTTGCCTTTTTGGTTGTCTTGGCTTAACTGGTTAGTAGTAAGCACAGCAAGGTTTGGCTCATACTTTAAAACCCCTCTTAAAAGACACAAAGAATGGGAGAAGAAGTTTTATGATGACAAATAAGGAACAAGATCGAATAGAGTCTGCGTTTATCAAGAAAGGGTTTGTACGCAACCCTGAGTTATCCACCTCTAGGTATGTTACACTTGAAGACGAACAGAACAGTGTATACATCTCAACGCTAGGCGAACTAGCTTGGGAGTCAAGATCAGTGGAAAATACTGGCGCAGAAAAGGTATTTCAACCCGTTTGGCGAGTAGCAGGAGTTTAGCATGAAAGGCATGAAGAAAAAAGAACCAAAAGGTTATATGGGTGGCGGTGCAATGGGCCACAAAGCCAATAAGGTTAAAGCTTACAAGGCAGGTGGAGAAACCACTATTGCCCGTGGAAGCGGTGCAGCACGACCTCAGAAGTTTGGGAAGAATGGATAAGTGGCAATTGAAAAGCCTCTAGTTACTCCAGATCAACTGTCTGCCTCTGAAGCAGATGGCCCGTTGGAGATATCAATAGTAAATCCTGACTCTGTTGGGATTGAAACACCTGACGGTGGAATCACGTTTGATTTTGATTCTGGAAGTGACTCTATGGGTGACGTTCCATTTGATGACAATCTAGCGGAATACATTGAAGACAAAGAGTTATCGCTTATAGCCAGTGAGCTAGTTGGCGCATTTAAGTCTGACAAAGAAAGCCGATCAGACTGGGAAAAGACCTATGTAGAGGGATTATCGCTTCTAGGCCTAAAGCATGAAGACCGAACTACTCCGTGGGATGGTGCGTGTGGCGTATTCCATCCACTGCTAACCGAATCTGTTATTAAGTTTCAATCACAGTCTATACAAGAACTGTTTCCTGCGGGAGGCCCAGTCAAGACAACTGTTGTAGGCGTTATTGACCAAGAAAGAGAAAAGCAGGCCAGTAGAGTTCAAGATTATCTAAACTACTTAGTCACTGAGAAGATGACTGAGTATCGAGCTGAAACAGAGCGACTGTTGTTTTCGCTACCTTTAGCAGGGTCTGCCTTTAGGAAGGTATACTTTGATCCTAACATGGGTCGGCCTTGTAGCATGTTTGTACCTGCTGAAGACTTCGTGGTTAGCTACGGAGCTTCTGACTTAGTAACATGTGAACGTGCAACTCACATCATGAAGCGAACTAGCAATGAAGTTAGAAAGCTACAGGTGTCAGGATTCTACTCAGATATTGAACTAGGCAACCCTAGTGACAACACTGATCAGATTGAAAGCAAGTACAACGAGCTGACGGGTAATTCTCACGGCTACGATAACGATTCTCGCCATACAATCTTAGAAATGCAGATTGATCTTAATCTAGTCGGCTTTGAAGACATGATTGACGGTGAAGAAACTGGAATACAGCTTCCTTATGTTGTTAGTATTGATCTAAGCTCACGAAAAATCCTTTCTATACGCAGAAATTACTACGAAGATGACGAAAATCGCATGAAGCGCGAGCATTTTGTTCATTACCAGTATATGCCCGGACTTGGATTTTACGGATTTGGTCTAATACACATGATTGGTGGGCTTGCTAAGTCTGCAACCTCTCTTTTGCGTCAACTTGTTGATGCGGGAACTCTCAGCAATTTGCCGGGAGGTCTAAAATCTAGAGGATTACGCATTAAAGGTGATGATACGCCAATAATGCCCGGAGAATTCCGAGATGTTGACGTTCCCGGAGGCTCAATACGCGATAATATTAGCTTTTTACCCTACAAAGAGCCAAGCAACGTCCTGTATCAGCTTATGGGGGACATTGTAGAGGAAGGCCGTAGGTTCGCATCAGCCGCAGACGTAAAAGCGGCAGACATGAACTCAGAGGCTCCTGTAGGAACTACCCTTGCCATCCTAGAGCGATCTATGAAGGTAATGAGTGCAGTTCAAGCACGATTACATGCCTCAATGCGTAAGGAATTGCGCCTATTATCGAAGATTGTGTACGATTTTGGCCCCTCAGAGTACCCATATTCGACTAAAGATAACGCTGTAGTAGCTGAAGATTTTGACGGAAGAGTGGACGTTATTGCCGTAAGTGACCCTAATTCAGGCACTATGGCGCAAAGAATCATGCAATATCAGGCTGCATTGCAGTTGTCTCAACAAAACCCAGATATGTATGACCTCCCTTTGCTTCACCGACAGATGCTTGAAGTGCTTAACATACGGGATGCAGATAAGATTATTCCGTTAGAAGATGAAATGAAACCAACAGACCCAGTTAGTGAGAATATGAATATTCTTAGAGGTGAGCCTGTTAAGCCATTCCTATACCAAGATCATGAAGCGCACATTCAGACTCACATAGCTTTCCTAGAAGACCCGAAAATTCAGGAGCTTGCAGGAAAAAGTCCAAACGCTAAAAAAATGCAAGCGGCAATGGCTGCTCACCTTCAAGATCACCTTGCCTTCTCTTATCGTCAACAGGTTGAGAAAGAGCTTGGTATTGAGTTACCTCCAGAAGGCGAGGCAATGCCTGAAGATATTGAACTTAGAATATCTCGTCTGGTTGCACCTGCGGCAGAGCAACTTAAAAATAAGAACCAGAAAGAGCAGCAACAGAAGAAAACTCAAGAGCAACAGAAAGACCCAATTGTTCAGATGGCTCAAAAAGAATTACAAATCAAAGAGATGCAAGCGCAAGCTAAAGTACAACTTGATCAAGCTAAGATGCAACTTGAACAGGCTAAGGCTCAGAGCAAGGCTCAGTTTGATATTCAGAAGCTTGACCAACAAGCAGAGATTGAAAAAGCTAAGTTGGCAGTAAAGATTGCTGAAGACAATGTTAGAGAGCAACTTGAGGCTAGGCGTATTTCATCTAAAGATCAGATTGAAGGATTTAGGATTGGTAAAGAAATTGTGGACTCGATGACACCATGAGTAGATCATCAAACAATTCTTTTGAATACCTAAGAGATAAGATCAGAAGCCAGATGAATGATATGAGTGATCATATTTCAGGTGGCGCATGTAAAGATTACAATGAGTACGCAAAATGTTGCGGAGTCATAGAGGGTTTAGCCCTTGCAGAACGCGAGCTTTTAGACTTAAAGAGTAAGATAGAAGCCGAGTAATTCATCGCATTACGCGATGCACAGCGACTCTGGACGCTTTTTTCCAGTGCAGAAGGTGTATCTAATGAGTAAATCATTAGCAAAAAAAGTAGAGGCAGATGATTCAAAGGATGATCTCGCTTCTAAAAAGGCCAGTCAATTGCCTAAGCCGAAAGGCTATAAGATATTGATTGCTTTGCCAGAAAGAGTTGAGAAGACCGAAGGTGGAATTATTAAATCCGCTAGATCGTTGCAAGAAGACGAAGTGGGTTCAATTGTAGGTATGGTGCTAGAACTTGGCCCAGATGCTTACTCTGATCCTCAACGGTTCCCTTCTGGGGCTTGGTGTTCTCAAGGTGATTGGATCGTTATGCGTTCTTATTCAGGTACTAGGTTAAAGGTACATGGAAAAGAGTTCCGCTTAATTAACGATGACAGCGTTGAAGCTGTAGTCGAAGACCCAAGAGGCATAAGTAAAGCATGAGTGATTCTAATCAAGAGGTAGACACCTCACAAACATCCCCTGAAGATCGCTTCTTTGGTGTTAAAACAAAGATTGTTAAGCGTTCTAATGACGATGTGACAGAAGAAAAAGAATCTGACATTGAGCTTGAAGTTGTTGATGATCGTCCACCCGAAGACCGAAGACCTGCAAAGGCTGAGGCATTAGATGATGCAGACGATGATGAGCTATCGGGCTACAGTGAAAAGGTTCAGAAGCGTATAAACAAATTACGCTACGAGCAAAATGAAGAGCGGAGACAGCGAGAAGCCGCAGAAAGAATGAGAGACGAAGCAGTTCGTGTTACTCAGACTCTTAATAATAAGAATCGAGAGTACGAGTCAATCATTCAACGTGGTGAATCGGCTCTAGTAGGTCAGATCAAGACCAAAGCCCAGATGGCACTAGAGAATGCAAAGTCAGTTTATAAGAAGGCTTATGAGGAGGGAGATACCGACACTGTCGTTAATTCTCAAGAAACTCTATATAAGGCTCAATCTGAACTTGCAGAAGCTGAGAAGTATGAGCAAAACCTTCAGGGTCAACAGAACCAGAGGGCGCAACAAGCTCAATATGATGAACAGTACCGCAATCAACAAGCTCAACAAGCTCAACAGCAGCCTGCTCAACAAGCTCCACAAGTTGATCCAGAAGCTAAAGAGTGGGCTGATAAGAACAAATGGTTTATGGATACCAAGAATAAGCGAATGACTGCAACAGCATATGGGTTGCACGAAGAAGCTATTGTTGATAACAATATTAAACCAAACTCTCCTGAATACTTCGAGTTTATTGACGGTGGTATGAGAGAGAGTTATCCAACTTTTGACTGGCAGGATAGCGATTCCAATGGACGTAACGCGCCTGCGACTGCTAGTCAACGCTCCACGGTAGTGGCTTCATCTGGTAGGAATAATGGAGCAAAACCGCGCAAAGTGCAGCTAACGTCCACCCAAGTTTCTCTCGCTAGGAAGCTAGGGATTACCCCTGAACAGTACGCCAGACAACTCGCTAAGGAGAACCTGAAATGACTGAAGAGCGCAAACCAAGAGAAACAATTTCACGCAAGGCCGATACACGACCAGATGATACATGGGTTCCCGCCTCCATCTTACCAGACCCCACACCGCAGGACGGTTGGGTATTTAGATGGGTACGGACAGCCACACTGGGAGAGGCAGACAATACTCACGTTTCCAAAATGTTTAGAGAAGGTTGGGAAGCCTGTAGGCTAGAAGACCACCCTGAACTTATGTTAACGTCAGATATTGGCTCTCAATTCCAAGGTAATATCGAAGTTGGCGGATTACTGTTATGCAAGGCAAGCAAGGAAAAGATGGAAGCACGAACCAGACATTTCCAAAAAGCGGCTGATAACCAATTGCAGTCAGTAGACAATAACTACTTGCGAGAAAACGATCCAAGGATGCCTCTGTTACAACCAGAGCGCACTACTAGGACAACCTTTGGAAGGAATTAACCCGCAGTATGGGGTTAAGTTCCTTAACTAAGATTAACTTTGTTATTTAAGGAGGCCTATAATGGCTACCACTGCTACCCCAACAGGCGCAGAACCAGTTAACACTCTTAGTGCGAGCGGCTCTTATTCAGGAAAAGTTCGGCAC